TAGGTTCTTTGTACTGAATGCCCACGACTCCAGCGCGGACAGCAGCATCATGGTTTTCAAAGCTTCTTCTTTGCTCATGCTTTCCTCAATCTTTCAGCTCGGTGCGTGACTCGATGTCAAGCTCACCCTTGAGCCACTCAATCACGTCAGCTTCCTTCGCTTCAAAGATTTGCTCTTTGCTGTGAAGGTACTGTGCGAACTGTTTATCGCGGCACAGAATGCCTGCGGTGCGAACTGGGTCGCGGTGGTACTCCACATCCCTGTTCATTGGCTTATCGTCGCCGTTCAGTCTCACCATAACCACTTGGTATCTTGCGCCAACGAAGTCACGCATGAGTTCGGTTGGCAGGTCGTCAGGATGGATGTTCAAGGTCAAAATGATGCCGGTCTTATCCTGCTTCATCGCGATCTTGACAGCCTCGTATTGCAGCGTTTTCATGGTCTAAAAAGGCACGTCGTCATCCATGTCGTCAAAACCTTGCGGTGCTGGCGCTGCCTTGGTTGCTGCTCGGCGCTCTTCCTGCGGCTCGGCATCCTTGCGGCCACCTTGCAGTGCGATCTCGCTCACGCGGACATCCATGGACTTGCGCTTAGCGCCTTCCTTGTCCTGCCACTCGCGCTCGGTGATGGTGCCGACCACGGTGACAGACTGACCCTTGGTGAGGTACTGCGCCAGCGCTTCGCCGCGCTTGCCAAACAGGGTGCAGTTCCACCAGATGGTGCCCTTGTCCCGGCCTTGGCTGTCGGCCACGGAGAAGTTGCAGATGGGGTCGCCGTTGTTCAGATACTTGAGCTCGGCGTCACGGCCCAAGCCGCCCGCTATGGTGATGTTGTTCATGCTGCTTCCTTTTTCAAACTTTGTTTTCGTCAATACGGTGGTCTCCACACCAGTCATCCATGTAGACCACTGGGTAGCCATTCATGGTTGGAGCGTGACGGCGGCATCGACCAACAATCTTGTGGTTTTCTGGCTTTACTGGTGAATTGCCGAACTTTGGAACAAACCAGATGCAGGTTGAGCACTTCATGCCCGAGCTTCTGTTTGACCAAGGATCTGATGTAGCGGCTTCAATCATGCTTGCCCCTTAAATTTGTTGCGTGCTGTTTTGAATTCTTCCATGAGGACCTCGTAAGAAGAGCTATCCGGCTCCGCCTTCATGCGGTCGTAGATGTTCTTGTTGTTGCGGAAGATGGCCATCACGTCTGCCTCGTTTGCCGCCTGCTCCAGACCCAGCTTGGTGGCGTCCATCACGATGCTGGCCCAGTCTACAAATGAACCTTCTGGCTCAATCGAAACCTTCAGTTGCCATGGGCCTTCCTTGCCTTCGATTTTGGCTGGAGGTGGTGATGCCTTGGCTGGCTGGGTCGCTGGCTTTGATGGCGCAGGCTTGGCCTTTGCCGCGCTGTTGCCGTCGTCATCCTCCGGTGCAATGCCGCAGGCTGTCATCAGGCTGTATCGACGGGCGTATGTCAACGCGCTGCCGTAGCCTTGTGCATCGTGCTTGGTCGCGGGGACGTGCAACCTGCCGCTGCTGATCTGCTCACCAGAGGAGTGGATGAAGATGGTCTCCACAATCACGCCGTTGTCGCACTCGTGCGTTGGCTGCATCATGAAGATGTCGTTGTTGTTGAGGGCGTCAATGACAGCCTCCACGCAGGCAGACAGGTCTGCGTAGCGACTGCGGAACGCGGGGTTGGTGCTGGACTTGAGTGCTGGGCCAAACTCTTTTTGGGCCTTGACCAGTGCTGATGCGATTTCTTTCATCGTGCTTCTTTCTGTTGTTGGTTCTTGGGGTGCAGCAACCATTTGTCACCGAGGAACTCGATGGACTTCTGGCGCTTTTCTTCGTTACGCTGCTGCATGCGCTCAATCAACTCTTGCGTGATTGGCCCATGCATTGGATCAGCACTGATTGGGTTGATGTCGAACGAGGTTAAAAAATCTTTGATCTTCATATTCGTCTCCTTAGTGAAACCACAGCCAGATGCCGTGGAGAATGCCGATTGGGAACATGATTGCACCCGCCAGAAGGAAGCCCCACAGGCCTTCGCTAAAGCAAGTGAAGATGTGATTGAACCAAGCCGCGAGGCAGGTAAGTCCGATGATCCAGCCCATGGGGTTCTCCTTTATTCGGTGATCAGTTCGCCTTGAGCCGACTCGCCATAGGCTTCCACTTTAGTGCCGTTGCGAAGCTCCAATACCAGATCATCTTGCGATGCGACTCGGGCAGTGAATGCCGACTTGGCTACGTGTGTGATGGCCTGCGATGCCACGGTGGCGCGTACCAGACGATTGGTGCCGTCTTGTGTGCTAACGATGTAGATGCGGGTTGCTGTTGCCATTAGATTTCTCCTTGAGTTGGCTTGGTTGAAAGATACTTTTTCTGTTGATCGCAGAACTCCGCCACTTGGCAGAAGTTGCTGCAACGGACTCGATCACCGGGACGGATTTCCACGATGAACTTCTCACCCTTCTTGGCCTTTTCGGTTGCCAATGCAAGGGCTTGATCTGCTGCCTCGGGCGTTTCGTGAACGCTCGTGGCTCTGATGTTTCCTGCCTTCTTGAGTGCGTAGAAGGTCTGACGCTCCCACATCTCTTCTGGTGTGCATTCTGCGATGTCGCTACCCACCTCGATGTCGAAGAAGGCTGACTCATGCAAGTGAATGCGCTGCTTGATGTAGGCCTCTTGGCGCTCCACCGGCCACAGGGGGATGTCGATCACCGTAATGGGTGCCTTGGGGTAGCCCTCGCGTGATGCCTCGCGGCGTGACCAGTCGCGGACGATGGCAACGATCTGCAGCTTCTTGACCGTCATGCCCTTGGCCTTGTGGACCAAGTATGCGTAGCAGTTCAACTGGTTGTGCCAATCTTGTTTTTCATTCATGACGGACCATGCGCCAACAGTTTTATAGTCCGACAAAACAACACCATCCTCATGAACCTCTTGCAGGTCAATTGCGCCAGAGATGTTCATGCCACCAACTTGAATGTGTATGCGCTCTTCAACAATATGGTTTTCATCTTTACCGTGCTCAAGAATGTTATGGATGGCTGTTCCAAAAATTGACCAAACCATGTCCGAAGAATCTTCTTCCAGTTCATCCCAGTGCCTTCTTTTTAGCTGGACAATTCTTGGGCTCGTCATAAGCTCCGTGACCGACAAGTTTGCTTTCCCTTTTGAATATTGAGGCCTTTTTAGGACATTCAAAATTGTTTCTGGGAGCCCGTGTTTATTGGTCAACTTCATCTTTTTTCTCCTTCTGTTTTGCCAAAAACGCCAGCCTTGATTGGCGCATTTTTTCTCTTGCCTCCGGGGTGTATCTGTACCCTGTTTTTGACCAAGATAGCTTTGTTCTCATCGTCTCTGATTTTGGTTTTCCCATGTGAGCTTTTGAAAGTTTTTCTTTGTGCTCATCTGTGAGCTTCACGCCCTTTTTTGAGGCAATCATTTTTGCCATTGCTTCCGGGTTTACGCTAACGTGCTTCGCCATCATTGCTGCCTTTACGTGACTCAGCATTGGCCTGCCCTTGTTTGGCGACGGCTTACCGAACAGAGGATGGTTTTCCCCTTTCATGCGTTCGGAAATTTTTTTCCTAAATTCTGGAGATTGGCTTTGCTGCCTAATTCGCGCAACATGCTTTTCGTATTGCTCTGGCGGCATTTTCCTTCCAGAGTTTCCCTCGCCTCCATTCGTCATATTGGTAAGGCGGCACCCCATGTCTTTGAAGCATAAGATCAAAAATTTTTCATGCTCAAATGCCTCTTGCTCGGTGTTCCACCCTGCGCAAATCTCAACAACTTTTCCATGCTTGTTTGCAACGCTCTTCCAAAAATTGCTTCGACCGGACGCGGTCCTTGCTCGCGTAATGCTTCCTTTGCCGACATAAAAAACAGAGCCGTCATCCGCCTGACGATGGATGTATGTGTAGAAGAGTTTCATTTTGTTTTTCCTATCTCTGCTGCTGCACGGGTGATGGCTCGGCGGGTGGCTGCGAAGCGATCTTTTGTGGCGTCTTCTGTTGCGTGTTTGTCCCACACAACTACTGCAATGGAATTCGATTCCCATTGCTTTACTTGCATTTTCAACTTCACCGCCAGTCGTAGCGCATCGCCATCGTCTGTGAGAGGCTTCCATGAGCCAAGCCACTTACCTGACACAGCATCTACAACTTCGTGAGTGGTGCTCGGGTGATACTTGAGGCCAACCGCCTTAGCAGCCAGTTCTAGAAGTTCTCTGTCAGTCATTCTTCACGCTCCATCGCAATGGTCTGCTTGTGAACCAGCATGAATAGACCTATCGCGTCATGCAGCGTCATACCCATGGACTGAGCGTATGCCGACATCAAGATGGCTGCCGTTGTCACGGCGGTTGCGCCACGGCCATCGGCCAAGCCAACAATCTGAGGGCCGACCTTGTTGGCGATCTTGGCTGAATCAGAGAGCACGCTCAAACATTGCTCTCGCTCTTCTTCTGTCATGTGTTTCTCCTGTGTGTTGAGTGAGACTCTAATGTATCAGGTATAAGCCAACAACACAACATCTGTTACGATGAATGCAATATATTTTTTCATGAGGACAAACCCTATGAGACGAGCCGGACGCCGAGACGCAAACGAGCAAGACATCATCAAGGCCATGCGTGCCGAGGGTGCCTACGTCAAGCAGATCAACGACGAGGGGCTGTTCGACCTGCTGGTGAGCCACCGTGGGGAGACTTTGTTGATCGAGGTAAAGGACGGTGCCAAGCCGCCATCAGCACGTCGCCTGACGGACGCAGAGGCCAAGTTCCACAACGAGTGGCCGGGCTCGGACCTGTACATCGTGAACAGCGTGGAAGAAGCCATTGCGCTGCTGCGTACCTGCGGCTAAACTGGTACCGTGTTTTCCTGTGAACTCCTTGAGTGAACTTACCCCCACCTAAGACGTGGGGGTTTCTTTTCAGAGCTATCACGCATGGGGATTGGGTTGAGGCTGGCCGCTGTGCCGCTAAACCTTGGCCTAGTTTCCAGCCGTGATGGTGAATGCGCAGGCTGATGCGTTCCGTCAGGCAGGCCGTGGCCACGGTAGCAGACCTGATCCGGTTCGAGCATCGAGGCACCGATATGCCGGAGATCAGCACCGGCCACCAAACAAGCCTACCGGGTGAAAGGCCCCCGGTGCCAAATACTTCTTGCGCGTCCACCAACGTCTTTGATATACTGAAGCCGTTGCCGTAGGAAGCGACGAATTGAAGGCCGTTTACACATGCGTTCCGCCTTACCTAATGCACGGTAGTTGTATTAGTTAAGGTTTCGACCGGACGCAGTTGTAAGCGGCTTTTTTTATTGTCTATCTATCTACGTCATCCGTACTCCATACGATATTAAGCACCTGCATGGGTGGCGTGGAAGAGAACACCGATCCCTTGGGACGAAGATCCGGCGTGATGCACCCGCGCCCCCTAGTAGCGAAAGCGAACAGGATATACAGACTCCCATTAAAAAGGGAAAAAGCCAGTTGATTCAGCAGTGGTAACGATTCCACTAATCACGGACAGAAGGCCAGCGAGGTTCTCTGTAACGTAAGTGAATAGGCAGCGGAATAGCTCTCCGATAGCTGACAGTAGGGGAAACCCGAACACGGCAGAGTAGTCTGGTAAAGGATCCGTGTAGCCGCACTCCTCTGGCAGGCAGGCTTCATGGGTAAGAGTAATCTTACATGGGGATATAACTGGTAGGTGTTTATCCTACCTGTGTGGTAGATGAATAATAGTGTATAGTTGTGCAACATTGTGCAAGGAGGCGATATGTGGGACGTTGTTGTGACGGTAACTTTAATGGCATTTGGTGCGTTCATGGTGGTGATTATTGGTGCAGTGTTTATTGCAGCAATATTTTTTTTACAAAACGGAGGAAAAGATGATTGAGCCAACAACACCTGACGAAGACGAAGCGTTCAACGAGGTCGAGCGCATCAGCAAAGTCAGGCAGGAAATCATTAGAAGGCAGATGGAACCCGCCAAGACCCAGCAAGAGGTCTACGACGAGTTGCGCAACGACATCCTTGAGCAAGTAGCACAGGACATTGAGAAGCTCAAGGGCTTTGGTCAGGACACCATCAGCAGTTTTGCAATCTACATCAGGAGAATGAAGAAATGAGCTTCAGAACCACAACCATCAAATACATCAAGGACGTGTTGAGGCTTAGGACTATTAACGAAGTCATTGCCACTGAACTGCGTGAAGCGCACCTGCGCAAGTTGGAAGCTGAGACTGCGGCGGAGTATGCGAATGCGGCTATTCGATACAACGAACAACGCATTGCTCGGCTGACCGCACGACTGATGGAGCATACGGAGGAAGGGGATTACACATGACAAAAGATGAAGCATTAAAGCTGGCGCTTGAATTCATTGAGCGTGTCAACAAAGACGGATGGATATTGGCAGACTTTGAGCCTGAAATGTATGCCACTATCACCGCCATCAAAAAAGCCTTGGCACAGCCACAGCGCACATGGGTTGGGCTGACAGATGAGGAAATTGCACAGGGCTGTAAAGAATCATGGGTAACTGAACAGGCTTTTCAATCAGCAGTGTGGTGGGCAGAAGACAAACTCAAGGAGAAAAACAATGCTTGAAAAAATCAGAACATTCTTTGGTAAAGTGCGCGGCTCACATGGTGAGCGCAGGACTGTTGTGCAAGAAGGACTTGTATGGCGGTGCAGCAACTGCTACCTTATCTTTTTAACCAAAGCCGCCGGAGAAGACCACAAATGCCAAGACCCAAGACTGAATTGACCAGCAATCCAAAAATTGTTGGGGCAAGACTGACACAAGAGCTGTTCAAAGAATGGCGCAAGCTCGGTGGGGCTGTGTGGTTACGCAAGTATCTTGAAGAACATAAACGAAAGAGAGAAGCAAAATGAACATGGACAAACATTTCAACGGGACACGGGCCGACGATTTGCAAATCAGCGGCAACCACTACAAGGACATGGCCATACAGCCGTGGGAATTGATGCAGGCAGTGCTGACGCACGAGGAGTTCGTTGGGTTTCTCAAAGGCAACATCATCAAGTACAGCCTGCGTGCTGGGCGCAAAGACGGAAGCGATGACGCAGGCAAGGCACGTCACTACATGCTGAAACTAAAAGAGGTACAAGATGGCATCAACGCCTGAAGCCAAGGTTAAAAAGAAAGTCAAGGAACTGCTTGACCAGATGGGGGTGTACCACTTCTCGCCTATGCAAAACGGTATGGGGCGGGCGGGCATCCCTGACATCATCGGCTGCCTTGACGGGCGGTTTATTGCAATCGAATGCAAGGCAGGAAAGGGGAAGACAACAGCCTTGCAAGAGCGGGAACTTAATCGGATACTGAACGCTGGGGGCTACGCCCTTGTCGTGAACGAAGAGAACATTAACCAACTGTGGGAGATCAAAGAATGGATA